CCCGTCGTCCGCGATGTTCAGGTGGTAGGTCTTGACGGTGTGAAACTTGAGGCAGGTGGGGCAGCGACCGCCGACCCCGTACTGGGGGTTCGGCTTGACTTCCCGCCAGCCCACCTCGACGGCTGCGACGCAGTTCCGCAGGCTTCGGTGCCGGATCTGGTAGCCGACTGGGCGCATGGGTGACCTCGCTGTCGGGAGGGGCGCCCGGGGCGGCGACTGCCGCCCCGGGCTGCTCCTCGTGTGGTGGCTGCCTGGTGCCGGCCTAGTAGCCGAGCATCTCCAGGCACTTGAACGGCGCGCCGCCCGCGACGACCGGCCGGGCGTCCATCCGCATGAACGCCAGGAAGCCGACCTGCAGGTACTCCGCGTACCGCTCGACGAGCCGCAGCATCTGGATGCCCTGGACGTCCCGGACCCAGTAGTGGCTGAGGTCGCCGAAGATGATCGGCTTGTGCTCGGCGTACACCGTCGGCATGTTGACGTCGACCGTGTAGGCGTAGCCGTTGATCCGGTTGGGCGCTCCGACCGCCATGCCGGGTACCCACAGCGGGCGCCCGTAGTCGTCCTCCTTCTGGCGGAGGACCTTGAGGGCGGAGTCGCTGAGCAGGTAGTGCCCGACCTGCCGGTAGACGGTGTCGATCGAGTGCTCGAGCTCCACGAGCTCGGCGTACTCGATGTCGTCCCGCGCGGCGGCGGTGACCCCGGTGGTGCAGTTGGTGAGGATGCCCTCGGGCTGCCCGGTGCCGGTGCCGGTGATCAGGTAGCTGGACTGGACGCGCCCGAGGCGCTCCCCGAACCGGGCGGCCAGGAAGGCCTCGATGTCGACGCCACTGTCCTGCAGGAGGGTCAGGGCGACCCGGACGATCTTGGACGACCACACCTCGGCCTTCAGGATCTTCTGCCCGAAGGTGATGTCCTGCTCCGAGGCGGGGCTGCCCTCAGCGAGCAGCTCGCCGACGTTGCCGGTGTCGTCCGCCGTGGGGATGGGCAGGTCGGCGCCACTGGCCGTCGGGATGAACGTCACGGGGGCGTTCAGGATGCCGCCGAAGGCCTTGCGGGCGGTGACGATCTGCGCGTAGAAGCCCTCCGGGACGGTGTACCCGCCGACGGCGCCGGAGGCGATGCCCAGGGCGCGCGACTCCGCGCCGTCCAGGTACACCAGCCGCGACTCCAGCAGGTTCCGCTGCTCCCGGTCGGCCCCCTCCATGCCCCGCTTGAGCCAGGTGGTGAAGGCGGCCGCGTAGGCCTCGGGGGTGGGCTCGTGCCGCTCGGCCACGCCGCCCGGGTGGACGGGGAGGGGCTGCGGCTTGGCGAGCTCGATCGCGCGCTCCAGGCGCGTGACCTGCGCGTCGATCTCGTTGAGGCGGGCCTCGGCGGCGTCGTACGCCTCGACGTCCTCGTTCTTGAGGCCGTCCTCGCCGAAAGCCAGGGTCTTCATGCGCTCCCAGGTGGCCGCGCGCTCGTCGATGAGCGCCTTGATCTGGGTGCGAGTTCCGTCGATGTTCACAGGGTGAGTCCCTTCTCTCGAGCCGTGAGGCGGGCGCGCAGCCGCAGCCGCTGCCGGGCCTCCTCGGCGTTCAGCTGGTCTCCTTCCTCGAGTGCCTCCTCAGCGGCTCGAGCGCCCTCGTTGCCGTCGGCGACGTCGACGGTGATCGTCAGCGCCCCGGTGGTGGTGGGCTGGTAGTAGTGGGTGTGGCTGGTGTCGATGGGCGGAGTGATGTTCGTCGGCTCCGCTGGGGTCTGCGCCTCCGGCTCCGGGGTCGGGGCGCAGCGGGTGGCGAGGGTCTCGAGTACCCCGGCCGCCCGGGTGAGGGTGGGGGCGAGCTCGGCCCGCGGCTCCTCGCCGAGGGCCAGGACCCGCAGGACCTCCGCGGTCGCGTCCTCGCCCTCCTCCAGGCCGAGGCCGTGGGTGACGAGGTCGAGGCCGATCGCCCGCAGGTAGGAGTCGGTGGTCTCGTAGGCCGGGAAGGTGACGGTGCTCGTGTCGTAGAGCTGCGCCTCCTTGATGACCCGGAGGGGGAGGGCCCCGTCGGCGTCGTCGCCGGGCTCGGTCCACTCCTCCTTGATGACCCGGAAGGCGAAGGAGGACTGGTCGACGTCGCCCCGCTGCACGACGGCGATGACGGTCTGGGCCTGGGGGTCGTCCGCGTTGAGGGTGGCCTCGAAGGCGAGGCCGACCTCGTCCTCCGCCAGGCGGAGGGTGCCGTTGCGGGTGCGGGCGAGCACCCAGTTAGGGTCGTGGTTGAACAGGTGCCGGACGTCCGCCTCGCGGATGGTCTTCCGGAAGGCGCCGGGGGCGATCCGCTCGCGGAACATGCCCCACATGTTGATCTCCTGGTCGAACACGGCGGCGTGGCCGGCCAGGGTGGTGGGCCGCTCGGCGGGGTCGGCGGGGGCGCGCAGCTCCACGGGGCTGTGCACCGTCCGGTACTCCCGACCGAAGGCGTCGGACTTGGCGCGCAGCATGGCGCGGGCCTTCTCGACCTTCATGTTGCTGGTCTCCTCGTAGTCGGTCTCCTGCTCCAGCGAGGCGCAGTAGGCCTCGGGGTCGTCCTTGTCCTGGTTGGCGGCGACGCAGGCGGCGAAGTCTTCGTACGGACCGACGGGCATCACTCCTCCTCCTCCCCCTCGGGCTCCCCCTCGGGGAGGAGGTCCGGCTCAAGCGCGGGCTCGGGCTCGGGGGCGGGCGTCTCCTCGCGGGCCGGGTAGTTCTCCAGGTCGCGGATCTCCTCGGTGGTGAGGGCGCCGATCGTGTGCATGGTCTGGTAGAAGGAGGCGCGGGTCCGGTGGTCGCCGCGCAGGAGGCCCTGGACGGAGAACTCCGCCTTCTGCCCGGCGGGGGCGAGCTCCTTGGTGACGCGCGCCTCGATGCGGCGGAGGTAGCCCGGCTGGAGCGTGTAGACGATGAAGCCTGTCGTCTGCTGCTCGATCCCGGTGCCCCAGGAGGTGGTGCGGTCCGTCTCCCCGAGCAGGTGCGGCGGGATGCCGTACAGCCGGGCTACCTCGGCGACCTGGAACCGGCGGGTGTCCAGGAACTGCGCGTCCTGCGGCGGGATGCTGATGGGGTGGAACTCGGCCCCGGCGTCGAGGACGGCGACGCTGTGGGCGCGGTCCAGGCCGGTCATCTTCTCGTTGATCCGCTGCTGCAGCGCCTCCGCCTGGGCGCGGTCGAGCTTCTGCTTGGTCTGCAGGACGCCGGACACGAGGGCGCCGTTGGCCCACAGCCGGCTCGCGTACTCCTCGGCGGAGAGGCCGGCGGCGATGGCCTCCCGCGCGAGACCCACCGGCGACAGGCCCACCACCCCGTCGTAACCGAACCCGGGGATGTGCAGGATGTCCGCCGAGGTGAGCTGGACCGGCTGCCCACCCGCTATCAACCTGCCGGTGCCGTCCCGGCCGGCGGTGCTGACGGTGAAGATCTTGCCGCTGGGGTTGCCGGCGGTCGGGTAGTCCCGGGTGACCGTCACCCGGTCCGGCTGGATGGGCCAGAGCTCGACGACCCGGTTGCTCCCGTCCCGCCGCTTGATGGTGTAGGAGTTGCCCCAGCCGGCCAGGTGCTCGATCCACAGCTCCACGATCTCGAAGAGGGTGAGGTCGGGGTGCGGCCGGTCGAAGAGCTTCAGGCCCCGCTCCTCGCGGCGGCTGTTGTAGAGCTTGAGGGGCAGGCTCGCCCCGGTGCCGGCGAGCAGGGCCATCGCCCGGTAGACCGCGGTGAGGGCCATCGCCCCCGGGACGCTGACCGTCTTGCCCGAGGCGGTCGCGGTGCCCCCGAGCCACTCCAGGAGGTTGGGGGAGCTGATGGGCACGGTCGGGTCCTCGAGGTTGACCCGCCGCTCGAGCGTGGCGCGGAGCAGGCTCATGGGCGGGGCCTCCCTCCGAGGTAGGCGTAGTTGAGCAGCGCCAGGCCGGCGAGGGCGGTTCCCAGGGCCGAGCTGACCTGCCAGCCCGCGTAGACGAGCAGGGCGAGTCCCAGCAGCTCGAGCAGCTGGGGCAGCAGGCGAGTCACCATCGTGGTCGGAACCTCCTCGGCTGGCCGGGGTCACCAGGTGACCGCCACGGCCGAGCCCCGGTGGGGCAGGAAACTTACCTAGCCTGGGCCGCTCGTGGCTCCAGGGTGCGCCTGGGGGGCCTCCGGGGAGACCCGGCGCGGAACTACCAGACCGAGGGCACCTCGTCGGAGGCGGGCTCCGTCAGGTGGGCGAGGTACTCGGCCATCACGAGGGCCACCGCCCCGTCGATCCGCCGGGCGGAGCCGCGCGCCCGGCCGATCCGCCAGCCGCGGTCCTTCTCCTTGGGCACGGCGCCGTGGACGTGGCGGCGGAGGACCGGCTCCCCGTCGTGGACGAGCCGGCCGGTGGTGACGTCCCGGTAGGCGGCCTCCGACCCCGGCATCATCCGGGCGTCGGTCTGCGGGACCTCGATCATGTTGAGGCCCTCGTCCCGGAGCTGCTGGGCGACCAGCTCCATCATGAAGGGGTCGTAGCCGAAGGCCGGGCCGGGGACCTCGATCTCGTCCTCGTCGTGGAGGGCGGCGAGGGGGTACTCCTCCCGCAGGGCCCGCAGCCGGTTCATCGGCTCCTGGAGGTTGAGGCGCCAGGCGGCGTGCTGGGCGTGGGTCCGGGGGTAGGGGTTCTCCCAGATCCAGGCGCGGGTCACGTACCGCCAGTCGTTGCCGTCGTCGGGCTGGGGCTGGACGGCGACGATCGCGAAGCTGTCGCGCTTGAGGGCGCCGTCGATCCCCACGTAGAGCGGGCGGTCGGGCTCGAGCTCCGCGGTGCCCTGGCAGCGGTCCCACGCCCCCCAGGGCAGCCAGATGTTCTCGCTGAGGACCCACTGGTTGCAGAAGTACCGGCGGAAGACCGACTCGGTCTTCTTGGCCTGCTGGTCCTGCAGGTAGGTGAGGGGGTCCGGCAGGGTGGCGCCCCAGGAGGGGTTCACCTGCCGCCACGTCTCGGGGCTGCGCCAGTCCGCCGACTCCGGCGGCTCGTACCACCAGAAGAGGTAGCGGGGGTCGAGGGCCGGGTCGAGGGCGAGCCGCTTCCCGAACTGGTACTGCTCCCCGCAGAGGGAGGTGTCCACGTCCACCCCGGCGGTGGTGATCTGGAGGATCATGGGCTGGGGGCGCGCGCCCACCCCGTTGGTCAGGATGTTCCACACGTCCCGGCCCCGCTCGTTGGTCCACTCGTGCAGCTCGTCGATGATGACGACCGAGCTGTTCTTCCCGTCGTTGGTGCCGGCGGAGGCGGCCACCCGCCGCAGCTCGGCCCCGGGCCGGGAGGGCACGAGGATCACCCGCTCGAAGGGCTCCACCAGGTCGGCGAGCACGGGGGAGAGCTCGACGCAGCGCCGGCAGGCGCCGTACACGAGGTCGGCCTGCTCCTCGGAGGCGGCGGCGCAGACGACGTGCGGGGCGGGCTCCGCGTCGTCCCCGATCAGGAAGTAGAGACCGAGCCAGGCGGCGAGCTCCGTCTTCCCGTTCTTCTTCGGCATCCCGAGCAGCGCCCAGCGGTAGATGCGCTTCGACTCGGCGTCCAGGGAGAAGAGCCAGAGGATGAACCGCTTCTGCCACCGGAGCAGCCGCACCGGCTGCCCGATGAGCGGGCCGGCGGTGTAGACGCAGGTGGCCTCGATCCAGCGGATGACCTGCGTGCCGGCCGTGGGCCGCCGCTCGCCCAGGCGGTCGACGGAGTTGAGCAGGTAGGGGGTGCTCAAGGACCGGCCTCGAACTCCGCGTCCAGCAGCTCGGCCACGTCGCCCTGCTCCCCGGTCCCGGGGCGGGCCCGGTTGATGTGCTCGTTGATCTGGGCGACCGTCAGGCGCGCCTGCCCCTGGGTGAGGCCGAGGCTGGCGCGGGCGAGCGGCGTGAGCCCCAGCTCCCGCTCGGCCCGGCCGATGAGCTGCTCCAGCTTGAGCAGGTAGCCGACCAGGGGGTTGAGCACCGGCTGGCCGAGGGAGCCGGACACCACGCGGTCCTGCTTGCGCAGGGCGACGTTGATGCGGTCCCACTCGTCGAGGTAGGAGGCCCACCGGGTGAGGAGGGGCAGGTCGGCGTCCGGGTCGAAGGCCCGCGCGACGGGGGAGCGGAAGTACCCGAGCCAGGCCTCGCGGGCCGCCTGCCGCAGCCGGACCGGCGGGCTGGGGCGGTCGTCCGTCTCGGCGGGCAGGTCGGGCGGGGGGACCACGACCAGGTGCGCCGCGCCGCGGCGCTGCCGGGTAGCGGGGTCCTTAGCCGGGGGGCCGGTGCGGGCCACGGGCGGCCTCCTGGCGGGACGACTTGTTGGCGTGCCAGCAGGCCCAGCCGGCTAGCCGGACGGCGCCCCAGGCCACTCCCCGCCGCCAGGCGGGGACCTCCTCCAGGCGCATGAACATCCGGAACAGGGCGTCCACCTGCCGGCGGGAGAGGGCGGGCTTGAGGGGCGGCTCGAGGCCGGCTCCCCCGGTCTGGTACAGGAAGTCGTGGATGACGGGGGCCGCCCCACCCAGCTCGTCCCGCTGGATGAAGGGGGTGAGCCACCGGGGCACGGAGGCCAGGTCGGTCAGGAAGCCGCCGGGCACGGTAGTCCACAGCCGGGCGACCGGGAACTCGTAGTCCTCCGGCAGGCGCCAGGCGCCGTTGCCGAGGGGCTGCAGGCTAGGAGGGGTTGGGAAGTGTGCCATGGGTCACCTGGTACAGGAACTCCTCGAGGGGGACGGGGACGCCACCGAGCTGCTTGACCTGCTCGGCGAGGGCGCGGCCCCAGAGCTCGAGGGCGGTCGTCTGGGTCTCCAGCTCCCGCACCCGGGCCTCGAGCCGCTCCACCCGCTCCTGCAGCGGGGTGACCAGGCCGGTCGCCGCGTCCACCAGGTCCTTGGTGGCGCCGGCCCGGTTGGCGAGGAAGCCACCGACCATGGCGAGGATGGCGATGGCGGCGAAGACGATGCTGCTAATCTCCATGGCCCTGCCACTTCCGCAGCACGCGCTCCCGCTGGCGGACCAGCACCACCACCCCGACGGCCAGCCACACGGCGAGGCCGCGGGTGATGGAGCCGGTGAGGAGGGCGGTGTGCAGGGTCTCCAGTGGCCGGGCGATGGCCGAGTAGACGAAGAAGCCGCCCCACAGGCCGAAGCCGAGGGCCAGGAACCGGCGGGCGGTGCAGGTGCCCCGGTCGAGGCGGCAGGTGGCGAGGGCGCCGGCGGCCCACAGGCAGGCGGCGGCCGCGATGACCCGGGTTAGGACGGTCCACATGGACG